GAAGGCTACGTTAATCGGATTCAGAACGCTGAGAGAAGCGCAGCGGTGTATCAATGCACTTACAAGTGACTATGTGATCGCGGCAGTCACAGAAGGTAGGTTCGACGGTGATGTGCTTGCGTATGTGGTGATCCATAAAAACGCCGACCCTGTTGGAGGCTCGCGATGACCGAACAACACAATTGCACACTTGACTCACCTAGCGACGTCTACGGTATTGCCGTGGATATTTGCTACGAGAAAGATGATGGGACTTATTGGGTCAGCAATGGAGAGTATGCAAGCCAAGTGAACTACTGCCCTGTGTGTGGAGCCAAGGCTCCGAAGCAAGTGGAGAAACAGAAATGAAATTCCCAGAGTTAGACGACCACATTGCATGGGTGGCCTGTGCTTCGATTGGTTTGATTGCGGCTTTTATTGTCTATGGTGCGTATGTAGTAGCACAGCACGAGCAATGCAGGCAAGCCGGTGGTGTGCCGATAAAGATTATGTACAAGGGTGTCGTCTGCTTAGATCGTGATGCAGTGATCGACTATGAGGAGCAACCGCGATGAACGAATTACAAATAGGCGACATTGTGCAGATTGATCCGTCGATGGACGGTTTCGGCGGGTGTCTTGCCGTGGTGAATGAAGTCAAGGACAGTGGGCGAGTCATGGCCTATGTGCAAAACGCAGGGCAACAGGGCCAAGCGTATATCTACCTGAACAAGGACAAGTACGAGCCGACAGGTGGCCGTGCAGTGTGGGTGGTGCCATGACCCGCGACGACATTATCCGCATGGCGAGGGAGGCTGGGTTCGTATTACACGCTTATCCGGACGAGAATTGGCTGAAGTTGATGGAACGCTTCGCCGCCCTTATTGCCGCCGAGAAGGACAAAGAGATTGAGCGGCTGCGAAAGGTACTAAAGAAACTGGAATACTTCAGCGATGGCACCATCAGGCGATACCCTACTGAATCTGAAGTGGAAGCCGCACGACAGGAGCAACCACGATGACCACCCTACGCGAAGCCGCCCAGCAGGCGTTGGAGGCGTTGGAGTATTACAGAAGCGGCGAGGACTACCAACCAACCCCAGCAAGTGAAGCCATCACCGCCCTCCGCACTGCCCTCACCGTCCCGAAGCAGGAGCCTGTGGCGTGGATGGTTTACACGCGCGATGGCAAGTCAGTCTGCGTGACCGACAACCCTGCCGATTTCACCGATCAACATAGAGCATTACCACTTTACACCGCCGCGCAGGAGCAACCGGAATGACCCGCGACGACATTATCCGCATGGCGCTAGAACATTTTGGCGCAGTCCTCAAGCCGTCTGACTTGGAAGTGAAGTTAGCCGCGCTTGCTGTAGCCCAAGAAAGAGAGGCGTGTGCAAAGGTGTGTGATGAATTACGCGACGAAGATGGATTTGAGCCGTATGGCACTGAATGCGCCGCCGCGATTCGGGTGAGGGGAGAGACATGAACAACAATGCATCAATGATCATTACTGCCGTTTGTGTGGCGGCAGGATTTTTTGGATTTGCGGCCAACCAAATTGGCCTTTCAATGGGCAAAAGTTGGGAAAGAGGGAGAATTTACGACCAATGCCTTGCAGTTCATTCTTCAATGATCCATAGAGATGCGGTCGTGAAATGTAAGGAGATTGTTAAATGAACCGCGACGACATTATCCGCATGGCGAAAGAAGCGGGGCACCCGTTTTTAACCGCATCAGTAGTTGAGCAAGGTGCTGGGCCAGTACCGGAATGGCTTGAACGCTTCGCCGCCCTCGTTGCCGCAGCAGAGCGAGAGGCATGTGCGAAGGTGTGTGAAAGAATGCTCGGAATATTTCACCCGACGGAAGTCATCACAGCCCGTTGCGCCAAAGCAATCCGGGCGAGGGGGGAGGTATGAGTTTAAGAAGCGATGAGTGCCCAAACTGCAAGGTATCTCTCAATGGAGCTTTGATATGGGATCACTTCTACGAAGTAACCGGAGACGAGAAAGAGGCAGACAGAATCTCTTCGATGTACGGGGCAACCAGAACTAATGGCCGTTGTTTCAGGAGAGAGATTGGAATCTACGATATGGATAAAGACATCACTGTCAGCTTCAGATGCCCAGACTGCCTACATGAATGGAAGCGATAGCCAATGAGATACCTATCTGTTTGCTCTGGCATAGAGGCAGCCACTGCCGCATGGCATCCGCTTGGGTGGACGCCTGTTGCGTTCAGTGAGATAGATGCATTCCCTAGTGCTGTCCTAGCACATCATTACCCTGATGTTCCTAACCTTGGGGACATGACCAAATACCAGGAGTGGCCTGATGAATCAGTTGACCTTCTTGTCGGAGGCACACCGTGCCAGTCATTCTCAGTCGCCGGACTGCGAGGCGGTCTCTCCGACCCTCGAGGCGGTCTCATGCTTACCTACCTTGAAATCGCTCGACGTTACCGGCCTCGATGGATTGTCTGGGAGAATGTCCCCGGTGTCCTGTCAAGCAACGGAGGAAGGGATTTTGGTTCCTTCCTCGGGGCGTTGGGGGAGCTGGGGTATGGGTTCGCATACAGAGTGCTGGACGCTCAATGGTTCGGAGTGGCCCAGCGACGCCGCCGTGTGTTCGTTGTCGGATATCTTGGAGACTGGCGCCGTGCCGCAGCGGTTCTTTTTAAGTCAGAGAGCGTGTGCCGGGATACTCCGCCGAGCAGAGAGACGCGGGAAGAAACTTCCAGAGATACTGCGTCAAGCATTGATGAACTGCAGCCATACAGAGTAGCAAACTGCCTGACTCAGCGGATGTACAAGGGGATCAACACCACCCTTGATGAGGGCCAAACCCCTGTCATCGCATTCCATAACAGGCAAGATCCTGACGTCAGCGGCACCATCACCCACCCCATAGGGGCGAAGGACAACGGCCTTGCAGTGGCTTATCCGGTGCATTACCGCAAGTCTCGTCGCGCACAAAGCAACACGGACTACGAGACATGGGTTGAGGATGAGTCTGCCAACACCCTAAACTGCTTCGACATAGGCGATGTCAGGGCTACAGATATCGTGGCTCACCCAGATCATTACGTGGGCAGTATCGATTACGAAATGAACGCTAGCTCAATGGACGAACCGACTGGCCCTCTGCTTAAAGGATCACCCACTGGAGGAGGCAGACCGCTACCTGCAGTGGCCTCATCCATGAGGGTAAGACGGCTCACCCCTGTGGAATGCGAAAGACTGCAGGGATTCCCTGATAACTTCACAAGCATACCGTGGCGAGGCAAGGCGGAGACCCCTGACGGCCACAGATACAGAGCATTAGGTAACAGCATGGCAGTGCCATGCATGGCATGGATTGGAAATCGTATTAACCAAGAGGACAAGCAATGAGTGCTGAGATGAATGACAACGACATCCTTAAGATTGACCGCAGCAAGGAGTTGCAGAACAAGATCAAGGCTACACAGCGTGAGGTCTCTTCCATGTGGGACGAGATTGCCCGGGTTGAAGGCGGTATCCCATTGCCATACAAGATTGACATCAATGAGGTTCCATCCTTCCTTCTTAAAGGCAAGGACAGTGGTCACACTGTTCAGGCTCAGGAGCCGCAGATCACCGCTGATGGCCTGCTGAGAACGGCAGCTGACACCATTGCTGCTCGGGGGACAAAGCGAGACAACGGCAGCGAGCGCTCCATGGAGCGGATCGTGAAGGTGTTCTCCGCCCTGACAGACCACAAGCTCACAGAGGAGGAGGGGTGGTTGTTCATGATTGTGCTTAAGCTTTGCCGCGAACGCACAGGCTCTGATATGGATAACTGGGTGGACGGGGCAGCCTACGTTGCCCTAGCCGCTGAAGCAGTTGCCCGAAACAAGGCGCCGACATAACCGAGTTATGTTACAATACCCCCTGACATCATCATCTCTTTGCGTCTTCACTCCGTGATGATGTCCTCCTCGCCCGCCGGGTTAAAATCCGGTGGGCTTTTTTTATGGTGAAACATGAGCAAGAGCAATGAATCATCCGGCACTCCGGAACTGAAGATTAGTCTTTCGATGCCCAAGATTCTGATCCAGGAAGACAGCGAACAAGAAGCCTACGCTGCAGACAGACTGATGCGAGCCTTAGGCGGGGCATGCGCGTACATGGTACAGAAGAACTACGCTGCCCAAGAATGCATGGATATGGTGAACTTCATCTACCAGAGAGATGGCGTTCTTCACATCGCATTTAACCATGACCAGCCAATAGACCTTGACCATTTCCGGATGGCCATGGTGACAGTGCTAAGTGCCGTGGAGGGGGAGGCTGGTGCTCAACGAGTCAGCATCGCTGCTCCAATGGATTTCAAGGAGCTGATCAAAGACCATGAGCAGATTAATCCAGAAGGCTAGAGCGCTTCCTGACTGCCATGCCTGCCGCTATTCTCGCGGTATCCAGTACAAGATGGCTAACGGGACAGTGCTCCCATGGCGGCTGTACTGCACCCTCCTTGAGGGCGAGACCTACTACCCATGCCCTGAGTTCACCTACGAACCAGGAACTGACGTTGCGGAGTTACCACCAACGTGGCAACCTTGCTAATATGTATTGACATATTTGGAGGTTGTCATGGCGTACACCAAACCGAGCCTTCGAGAGAGGCTGAAGAAGCAGATCATGGGCCAAAGCGTTGCCGGGACGAAGGCAGGGCAGTGGTCGGCTAGGAAGGCTCAGCTCCTAGGCAAGCGTTACAAGGATGCCGGTGGCGGCTATTCAGGCAGCAAGACGGCCTCGCAACGGAGCCTAAGCAAGTGGACTAAGCAGGAATGGACTACCAAGTCTGGTAAGCCGTCATCCAAAACTGGCGAGCGTTACCTTCCGAAGAAGGCCGTCGAGTCCCTTAGCCCCAGTGAGTACGCCTCGACGACCGAAGCCAAGCGCAAGGGCAAGGCAAAGGGCAAGCAGTTTGTCAAGCAACCTAAAAGCATTGCAAAGAAGGTTAAGAAGTTTCGAGAATAACCATGCCAAAGCAAGTTCATGAAGACAAGATGCTGATCTTCCGGTGCAACCGGGAGACCATTAACCGAATCAAGATCATCGCGGCAGTCGAGGGCAGGAACGTTTCCTCCCAGATTCGCCACATGATCGAGGAGTACAAGTTAAAACCAAGGCATTACAAGGCAGGAATGGCTGTGCTTGAGGGGAATCCCCATGCCAAACCGAGCCAGATCATCGACGCGGCCCTCAGCGATCAGTATCGTGATGAGGCTGAGGCCCCTCACTTGCAGCCTGTAGTGCCTTCTCAGCCTGTTCAATGGTGGAACGCACCGACTCAGGAGC